GACCTCCTGCTGGCCGATGTTTTCAAGCTCTCTCTGCCAGTAGTCTTCCTTGGTGTTGCGCAGGAAGGAGCGGTGACACATGTCACCGTACATTGCCCGGGGCCGCACAGAGGCGAGGGTTAGCACGACGCCGTGCTCCTCGAAGAACCTGATGAATCGACGAGTACGAACAGCCGCAATACCGTGGCCCTTGAGCTCACCGATGGGACCGGTTTCGTTGGTGTCGTTGCCGGTACGAAGCACTTCAGAGAACGAGATGACCGACTTCCCGCCGCCGAGATATTCCGGACGCTGCAACCGAGCATCGGACGACTTAATGCCGAGGTAGCGCAGATATTCCGTGTAGCGCGAGCCGTACTGGGCTCGAGCCTCCTGATAGCGCTGCAAGGCGAACGCCAGACGGAGCTCGTTAACCGAAGACGCCGAGGCATTGGAGAGATCCGCAAGCAGGTTCGACGGGTACAACTGCCCAACCGTGGACGTGATGCCCGAAGCGTTGTAGGCGAGCATTGAATCTGCACCGACGCCGAGATCGCCCGAGTTTGAAATAGCTGCGCCAGAGCTCGCGTTGCGGAATCTGAGAGGCGCCTTGCCGGCACCCGTCACACTGTCCGTGCCGCCGGTAAAGACGGGAGCGGTAGTGCCGAGAGGGAGCGTGACATCCGCACCTTTCTGGGTCCATGGACGGGCCGACGTGAAATAGTCCTTTTCCCACGCACAGCGAAGCACGCCTGTCTGCTCCTCTGCGACCTCCTGCTGGAGGTCCTGATCCCTATAAAACTCGTTCCAGATCTTGTTGTACGCGTAGACCGGGAAAGCGTTGATATCGCCCGCAGAAGCCACCGGAGCGCCCATGTAGTCGACGAGAGAACCGGCCGCAAACGGACCGGAGATCTTCGGAGGAGTGGCTGCATTGTTGCCGTCCGGACCGCCCGTAATGAAGTCCTCCCAGCCTGCCCACAGGATGCGGTAAGGAACGAACCAATGATGGATCCGAACCGTCACCGGATGCATGACCGGAGTGGCGAGCGGCGAGAGGCGAATGAGCGCCGACGAGCTCATGCGAAACGAATCCCCGGGAAGCACTTCCACGTGACCCACCGGGACGAGCTCGCCCATGTCGAAGGTGCTGAGCGTGTAATGGCTCAGCGAATGTTTGTTTCTCTTCACGCTAGTTTTCCTTTCGGTTGAGTGATCGCTCTGGCTTTCACTTTAGCCAGGGCAGATTGGCGACGTTTTGTCCGGAGCTCAGCGGCCCCTGGAGAAAGTAAGGCTTGAAGCCGAACATCGCGCAGAACAGCTTTTTGCCCATCTGAGATATCCCAGCCGAGCTCTTCGCGAGCAGCTTTGCGAAGCGTTCGACCGATTGGCCACAGTTGGCCATTAAGACGGATGACCGAGGGGGCGTCCCCGAGAGTTTCATAAATCCTTTGCACCGACGCCCCATGACCGACCACGGAAGCATAGAACCGTCGTATGTACTCCTCTCCGATCGCGGGTTTGAGCGACATACGTGCGAATTCGGGATGAATTTTCTTGTCCTCGATATCATTTTTACCCTCCATTTTTTTCACGGTGTAACCGGCCGTGTACTGCATCAGATTCAGATTGTTGGGATCGTAAGCGAACATTACGTGACCATGGGGCCAACTCGCGGAAACCTCCGCGTGCCACGAAGGCCCTAGACCGAACAGGAACACGTGATAGTGAGGCCGATCCTTTTTGTCTCCGTACTCGCCGCAACCGAAGTACCGGATGAGCGGACCTTGTCTGTAGCTTAATCTCCGCCTCAATCGCTTGAGAAAGCCAGTCAGATGCGACGGCACCAACGTGCCGCCAGTTGGGAGAAATTCCGGGGCGTAGGTCAGAGTCACCCACGAGGTTTCCCGGTGAGAGGCGGCCTCGAGACAGATTCGGGCCGCCCATTCTCGTTTTTTGTTGATCCTGCACGTGATGCATTGTCCGCAGCCGAACTCTTCCCCGACAGGGGAGACGAACGGTCTGACACAGAGCATCTACATACGGTAGCCGATACGGAGCAGCCGCCTACCGCCACGCCGACGACGACCACCGCCACGACGACGAAAGGAGCGAAACCGACGACGGAAGCGCATAACAATTACCTCCACACTTTAGGGTTGTCGAGAAGATCAGGAGCCCGCTTTTCGTAGGACTTCTGATAGGAACGCTGGCGCGCTGCAGTAGTGGCCAGCCAATCCGCAGCACTGACGCCCCACGATGGAACGACATAGCGCCGCAGAAATTCTCTCCGCCAAGCGTCGCCATATTTGGCAACGTTCATTTTGTAGACCGAGTACAGCACGGGCCACGACTCCGTGACCGATTCCATGGCTTCGGCTGCATCGCCAGAGACACCGCCGGGAAGCAAGATGGGCATGCCGCCCGGGAGCGTGAACTCACGAGCGAACGGCGGAGAGCCCGCGATTACTCCGGAGTCCTTGGAGCTTGCGGAGGGGAGATCCGGCGCTTTCGGCGTGATGTAGTCGGACGGTACACCACGCGATAGAGGGATCGCTTGACCACCGAACACAGTGGACATGGACCCTTTTTCTTTAGTGTTCTCTTCAGGGAGCCATTGAAACTGCCCCATGATCGTTTTAAGCCTTTCCGACTGAAGAAGCGCTGTTTCCGCATAGGTGCGATCCAGTGATGCCTGAGCTTGAGCCAGTGCTAGGTTTTCCGCCTGTTTCTGGGCCGGAGTCTGGCGCGCCGCAACGGCAGCACCGATGTTTTGACCCGCTGCGGCCAGCGCGTCGCCCATGGGATTGTGGACCGGCGAGTATTGGGGGAGGTTAGCGCCGAGAGCGTAGAGCGGATGAATACCGGCTTTTTTTGCATCGGCTACACGCCATTGCACGCCACGTTTGGCGAATTGTTTCTGGAACCGAACTTGTTTGGAGGCGGACCGCGCACCGAACGCGCCGCCTAATAGCTGAGCACCTGCTGAGATTGCTGCACCCGTGATAATCGGATCGACCATCGGTTATCTCCTGCACGTGTAGCTTGATTCCGGGCCGAACTTAGCACGGAACATATTCGGCCCGCCAGCGGACCAACCGCGCCCAGCCACGCCGCCCGCGAACATGACGGAGCGGCGGGCAGCGCGTTGCCCGCATGTGTTGGAGTGTCCTCCATGGGGGAGGGAAGGCTCGCCCAGCTTTTGGAGTTGACGCTGGGCTGCGAACTTTCTCTGTGGCCGCGTCAGAGGGTTTCTGACGCGTTTTCCCAGAGTACCCGCTACCCCTGTAGGGGGTGGGGTAGTTTTAAACGGCTGGCGAACCAATAGGCTCGCCAGAGAGCCGTTAAGTAGCTTTGGCAAGACGTCCCGTGGCGTCCGGACGAGCCGGACAGCGAAGGAGGGGTTCGCGCCCGGGACAATGCCAGAGGCTAGGTTAGGGGTTCCGGACGGTCTAGCGACCATCCGGGAGGGGCTCAAACTTCTGTGGCGTTTTCGCGACATAGGGTGATTTTGTGTCACCCTGCACAGTAGCTATCAAGGGGGCGCTACTGTGCAGGGGTTCCGTGGGTAGAAAAAAGGCCCCGGGTCACCCCGGGGCCACGCTCCTCGCGCGGCGCTGTCGCGCCTTTCGGACGGTTTGGCGAGGAGGAGGGTTAGGCGTCAAGGTCAGCCGCCTTCCTGACCGTTTCCACGTCGCTGAACGGGAGCTCTTGAGACTGGAGCAGCCACAACGCTTTCTCGCACCGGCGAGCGTAGTGAAGGATCCGGACTGACGCCTGATTCACGGTCCACAGGACCCGTTTCAAGTCCGCCACTTCCAGCGGCAGGTCCAACTGACTCGGTTCGAAGTCCGGACGGTTCAGCCTGTCCAACGTCGCCACCAGTAGCTGGGCCATCCTCACGTTCTGCTGTTCCCGGTTCAACGCCCATCTCCTCGTATTTGGTGGTTATGTCATCGAAGTCCTCGTCCTCGATCTCGAAGTCGTTCGCCTCATCGAACGACTCCTCGCCCTGATCGACGGCATACTGCGAAAGCTGCTGCCGAATCATGCGCTGCATCATGGATTGAAGAGACTCGGGCCGAACCAATCCCGGCGCGAGCTCCATGGGCGTAGGGTCGGGGATTTCCCGACCCATCGAATCGAACTGGATAGGCATTAGACGATCCTCCCGATAGTGCGCTTACCGACCATCCGGCGCGCTTGGATGGAGTGAGAGAACATGCACCAGAGGGAGTCCCCGGTCTGCTCCGCGAAGATGCGCTTCGAGGGGTTGCACTCCACGAAACTGCCATTCAACGCTGGCTGGGACGAGAACTGGCGAGCGAGGTGCCAATCGTTCAACGTGGTGCGGAAATCGCCCGTGACGTAAGACGGCAGATGCCTGTATTCCGCATACCGGTCCTGATAGCCGAAGATGCCGGGAGCGCCTGACGCGCCCCAGAGCTCGCCATTGTGGACCTCCTGCTGGCCGATGTTTTCAAGCTCTCTCTGCCAGTAGTCTTCCTTGGTGTTGCGCAGGAAGGAGCGGTGACACATGTCACCGTACATTGCCCGGGGCCGCACAGAGGCGAGGGTTAGCACGACGCCGTGCTCCTCGAAGAACCTGATGAATCGA